TGTGTTTTTATTATCTAATTGCATATAGTCATATCATTACGAACTACAACATCAAATGTCAAAGCCCAACCTGCTAAATCGTTTTCAAAACGTTCTGTAAATGGTTCAAAACTTGGCGAACCTGTCAACTCCCAAAAGTCATTTCTTAAATCGCCACGATTTAACCTATCCATTACTCTAACCCCTAAAGCCATTTGAGTATTCCAAACATCAACTTTATTACTTTCGTCTTTTTGATTAAGTAAATCCATTAAAAGAATAGTAACATTAAATTGTATTACGTTACCTTGATGAGTTGCTGAATTAATCATAATATGTGACAAAGGAAATAATGTCCTTTTAGCCAAATCAACTTCAAAAATGTCGCCCTCTGTAACTGTATTAACAAAAGGTTCATCAAGTAACGCTTCTTTTATTTTATTTATTAAACTATACACCATTTCTTTTAATATTTTTTATTTCTATTTCTGTTTTTTCTTTTTCAAAACTTAACCACATCATTAATTGTGTGATGGGAATTCTTGTAACGGCATCAAATTTAAGTACATCTCCCTGAGCTGCTGCATAGATTGATTGATACCAACCCCATTTTTTTCCAAAATGTTCTTCGCTTGTTCCGATTGTTCCACTTCGTTCTGTATATAATCCGCTAAACCGTTCACGCAATCGTTGAGCAAAGTCCAAAAAAAAAGCATGGAACCAAGTGCAACATCTAAAGGCATATACTTTAAAACCTCAGCCATATCTTGTGACTCTTTGTCGTATTCTTGAATAGTATATAAAGACTTTGTTTTGTTTTTTATCGGTCTATAAAGAACCGCCATAGCTTTATGTAATGTTTGTGTATCACTTAAATAACCCTCTAAATCAATATACTCCCCAGAAGTAATATCTTCTAACTTCGGTATAAACCCAAACTCATAAACTCCTAATTTAAACGTGTTAGTTAGTTTAGGTTTCTGTTGTAATAGTCCGTTAATATGTTTAAGTATTTCGCTTACTTCTGCTATTCTAATTCTTGCGACATCTTTTAATTCTATGTTACAAAATATTTCAATTGTTTTTTGATTAACGAAATCACTCGGTTCGTTATTTGAAATTAACTTTTCAAACCTTTGATATTGATAAAGAGTAATTTCGTTTAGTGTTTCAGGTATCGTAATATTTATTTTCATATTCTTTTATTTAAAAACAAGGTTTTAGGTTTTTTGTATAAAGTAAAAGCAATCCGTTAAGATTGCCCTGTTGCTTGTTGGTATGCTTGAATCAATTTTTTAATTTCGCCCACATTTCTTGGTAAATTAATTTTAATTTCTCTACCTGTTTTTTTAAGTAGGTATATTTCAACTACTGCTATCATTTGTCCGTATGTAGGTTGATTAGTAGACATAGTAATTACCTTTGTTTGGATTGTCTAAATGATACGTTACATTGTATCGTATTGCATCAATAGCATGGTTAAATGAATCAATATAAAGTTTACTACCTTTGTTTAAGTATGCGTAATTATTAAACTCCTTTGCTATATTACTACTACTTTCATCTACTATAATATCAAAGTCCAACATCATAGTAATACCGCTTTCAATAGTTCCTTTTTTAATTGGTTCAATATTTAAACCTTTATGTCTTAAATCAACTATCAATCTATCTTCTGCGGAATCAGCTATAATAAGTTTGTTTGTTGCTACGTTTGAACAGATAACTGCGAGTTGTTCCATTCGTAAACCATTCTGATATAAATGTTCTTTAACGTAAATCTTTTTATGGTCTTTGTCTATTGCTACTTCAATAAGTGTATCGGGGTCAATACTAAAACCAAAGTCTAAACCAAACGAAGTTGTTAAATCATTAGGATTGAATTTTCCAAAACTCCAATTTGTAAATACAACTCCCTCTGCTTTTTCTAACCAACCGCCTAAAATTTGATGATTATATTTTTGCGGTCTTCTTGCTTTCATATCTTCAATTTGAAGTATAAAAGATTCAGAAAGGTTTTCATAATTATCTAAATAAGTAGTGTGAATATAAGTAGTATCTTTTTTAATTATATTACTTCCCTCTTTTACACCTTTAGATTCAAAGAAACGTTTATATATGAAATGCTCTTTTGTTGCAGGATTTAAAACTAATATAACTCTATTCTGAATACCTTTTGCACGTATTGAAAAGTCTATTTTATCAAAAGTATCTTCGTCGGTTAGTTCTTCGGCCTCATCTAATACCCAAGTAGTAACTCCAGCTAATGATTTTAAGTTTGCGGTTTGCGTTCCTGAACTTGTTTTAATGCCTTTAAATAAGATTTTAGAGCCTGTAATCTTATTTATAATTTCGTCTTTAGTAATATAGAAATCGTGGCTTAAATCAGCTGTTTCAATCTTGTCGATAAATTCAGGAATAATAGAAACGTGAGCAGAAGTCAAAGTATAACGTGTGAATAAAATAACGTGTCCGACTTCATAAGTAAGAAGTAATAAAAACGAATTAAGGGAGTAAGATTTCCCTGAACCCCTACCCCCTGTAATTACAAAGTATCTACTATCACTTCCTAATAGATTATATTTTTCATTCAGATTTATTTCCAATTTTAAATATATCTTTTATATTGAAATCGTTTAAATTGTGTGTTGTTTCAATTGTTTCTTTTGGTTTGCCAAATAAATGTTCAGCTAAAAATATTTGCCCTCTTGTATGTTCGTAAAGAGTTTCAATAAATTTAATCTTTGCTTCCTCATCTGTTTCAACATTATGATAACCTTTGATAGCTTTCGTTATAAGTTCTGTCACTTTCTTTTCATCAGCAACAGTTTTACGACCTGCTCCCTCTCTTTTACCTCCTCTTTCTGCCATTTGATTTTTTTTTGTTTATTCAGTTTCTCTCATTTCTTTAGTAGTATATTCTAATTTTAACACTATACTATCATTATTTAAATCAGTAAAGTTAACTTGCGTTTCGCTTAAATCTTCGTTATCTAATTTACCTGACTTAATATAAGTTATAAAATCCTCTAATACTTTAATAGAGTTTTCTTTAAACCTATCTTTATCAATATTATTGTTCATTTGTCTGCACCTCGTAAACACGTTCAATTTCCCTAATCATATCACGCCAACAAGAACCGCAAGAAGTTGTTTTAAAATCAATACTAAACACTTCCTTGTAAATAATCTTTAAACGTTCCTGTACTTTAATTGTAAGTTGTTCAGGTTTATTTGGTAAAAATTCAGTTAACCATTGTACGTTATCCTCTGAAATGCAATTTGGTTGTCTATAACTCCAAAGTTTGTTAAGTGCATCTTTACGTTCTTCGCATCCGCAGTCGATTCCTGTTACTTCTGAAATTTTATCTACAACTGCTTTTATACCTGTTGCAGTTGTGATTTGTTCTATTGTGTCGCCTAATCCTTTAGCTTTTCTACCTCTTGCCATTTGTTATAATTTTATGTTATTTCTTAAAGTAGTGTTTTCTAATTTAAGATTTTTAATAATTTCGTTAGCAGCTTTATTCATATTTTCTAAATCTTTATTTTTTTTATTTAATTTAAAATTTTCAATTTTAGCTTCAACTAACTTATCAATAAAAATTTCTAATATTTCTTCGTTATCCATATTTTTTAGTTTAATTCAATTGGTATAACCAAATCATTTTTAAAATTATAATTTTCAATTTTTGTCATAATTCCATTAGAATATTCACATTCGTAATACAAACGCCCTTGGGAATTATCTTGTATTAATTTTACTGATTTTAAATAATATTTATTTTCCATATTTTTTTATTTTAAATTATTATAATCTTCTTGAAATAATTCTCTTAATTTTTTCTTATGTGCTTTTAGCGAGTGGAATATAGATACAAAACTTATGCCAGTTTCTTTTGCTAATTTACGCATAGATATATCATTATCCCTATAAATTGTGAATAGCTTTTTATCGTACATATCCCAACTATTTACTTCCGCTTCGCATTTAGTTCTAAATTTATACCATTCAATCTCGTAATTCTCATCAAAGTCATCTTCTATTGGTATGTCAATTTGTTGTTCTGTTACAAACATATTAGTTTTATCAGTAACATATATTTTTTTATTTAAAGATTCCTCATTGTATTTATTATAAAATTGTGATAAATATACTGATCTAATTACAATAAATAAATAACCTTTGTTTAGTTTACCATTTGTAAAGCATTTTTCTTCGCTTGAATATTGATGTAATTTTAAATATGTTTCTGAAACTATATCCTCATAGTAAGAGCTGTCGAATATTTTTGCGTATTCAATAAGCTGATTATGATGTTGAAATAGTTTCTCTAACATTTTTTAAAATAAATCAGGAATAGCCAAACCTGAATTAATAACTTTAAATATATAAGCCATAAGAACGTTGCTATTTTTTACAAATATAGTAATTTATTTTAAGTTTATAGTAAAAGAGCATTTTACTTTACATTTTTTATTTTCTATTAAATTTTTAATATCTAATCCGCTTATTTTTTTATTTTCAAATAAAAATAAAATTAAATAAAATTTTTCTATATTTTCAGCTCCTAAATTATGAAAAAAAGAATCAACTAATTCACTATTTTCATCAATATAAATTTGACCATTATTGAAATTTATTTCTGATTTTTTTAGAGCTTTTTTAATTAAACCAGTTGCTCCTCTAAATTTTACATCATGTATTAATTCATGGCAATCAATACATATTTCTATTAAATTATTTTCATAATTTAAACCTCCAAAACTTTTTGGTAATATATGGTGTTTTTCTAAAACATCACTTTTTTTATTACATAATTTACATTTTTTCATAATTTACAAATTTATTTTTTCAAAACTAACAAAATTATCAAAATAATCAATTTCGATGTTAAAACCTTCTTGCAGGTGTGATTTATCTGTGTACCGATATTCTAAAACCCAATGCCAATGCTCTGACTTATCAATCCATTTTGATGGTTTGCGAGTTTCTTTTACTACTCCAATAAGTCTGAAAGGTCTACCTGTGTCGCCAACTTGTAAACGTAAATCGGTATAAATTTCTTTTCCTTTAGGAAGTTTTAAAATCACATTCATAGTCTTGCCATATTTTTACGTTTAAACCTTTTGCTCTCATTTCTTCAATTCTATACTTTTGTATTTGTGATAAAACTCCCTTTGGTTTTTTGACTTCTATAAAAGTAGCTACATTATTTTTATCAACCGCTAATAAATCCATAATACCATTTTTATTAGTACGAATTAATTTAAGAACGAAGTAACCTTCTGCCTCTAACTTCTTTATTATTTTGTGTTGTATCTTTGATTCCATATTGATTTTTGAAAATTGAGTTGGTATAATCTAATTTTTTTGAAACTGCATTGTAAATATTTTGTTCTATTCCATCTTTTGAGAATATCCAAAATACATTGTTTACAATCCTATCTTTTGTGGTCAATCTGTCTTTACTTTGAAAGTAACTAACTGCACTGAATTGAATATTAAACATTACAAGCGCATCGGCTTTTGCTAAACTAATACCTTCACGCCCTGAAACTATTTGAAGTGCTATCCATTTATCAGTTGTATTAAATTCGTCTAAATCCGTTGTCAATTTATTGCCAAACGTTTGTTTTAGCATTTCCAATTCAGCTACAAAGTTATAAAATATTGCTATCTTATTATCTTTAAATTTTTCTTGAATAAATAACGCCTTTGAATTATCTATTATTTGAGTTGTGCCATCCTCATATTTTATAGTTCCGCTACAAAGTTGGTGTATCTTTTGCTGCAACTTTACTGCCGTGTCTGCTACAATTGTTTTACCACTTATTGAAGAAGTTACAACTAAATCCTTTTTTAACTTATCAATTATTTTATAAATTATAGGTTGCATTTCAACTTCTAAAATCATTTCATTAACGTTGGATGTAAACCCAGCTTCGACTTGCGTATAGGTTAAAATGTAATATCTACACAAGTGCCAAAAATCTTTTTTATTAGCATCTGAATAATCGTTAACAGTTGCATATCCTAAACGCTTTTGCTTAATGTTAACATATTCATTCGCCCACTTGTAAAAGTTCTTAAAATCATTAAAAGGATGATGATTTGAAAGCGTAAACAAATGATAGAATTGAGAGTAGCTTTCAGGAGTTGGAGTTCCTGAAAGCATTATCATAGGTATATTTCCAAAACGTTGTTTAATATCTTTGTAATATTTCGATGGCTTCGGGTATGAAGTATATCCGTGAACCTCATCAATTATAACTACATCAAAATCGTTATTGGTAATCGTGTGTAATGATTCACGATTGATAGCAATTAAATCAAATGTAAATCCAAATTGAATATAATCATTTTCAATACTTGAAATTGCTTTCTTTTTAGTTATAAATAAAACTGATTTTGCGTTTACATTTTGGCACGTTTGCAAAGCTGTTAGCGTTTTACCGCATCGCACTTCCATAAACAAAGCTACTAACTTTTTACGCTCTAAAATTTCAGATGCTTCATTTGAAATTTTAATTTGATAATCTCTCAATTCCATATTTAAAACATTATATCGTTATCATCTTCAATCACCTTTTCTTCTAAATTAGTAAGCATAAACTTTCTAACTCCGCCATAAGTTGTATCTTCACGTTTCCATTTTCTATAATCAAAATACATACCTAACCAACGACCAAACCAACTTGCGTTCATATTGCGAGGCATTTCTCTTGTTCCATCATTGTAGGCTTGTAATATTTCTTTAGTAGTATAGTAATGATTATTTTTCCATAAAAACTCATTCTCACAAAAATCAAAGAAATCTTCACAAGTATTTGCAATTACCTTTTTAGTTTTACCTGTTTTTAATTCTGAAAATAAAAGTCCGTTTATAAAATACTTTTGAATATTACAAACCATATAATTAAAAAAAGCATTCCATTCTGAAGCATTCCACCCACTAAAAAATAATTTACCAAACTCATCGACTGGTTTATAAGTTTTAGAATAATGTCTATAAAGTTCTATTTCTATTTTTCTTGCATCGTGTGAATCTCCAACTCCTGACAAAATATAATTAGAAGTAAAAAGTATCTTTGGACTTCTTGAAAATGGTATTTCAATAGGTTGTAAATTCTTTTTATTTAAAACTAAATTACCTGTAATAATAGAAAATAAACTTTCAAATTTAAAAGAGCGTTCCATATCATCAAAACAAATAATATTATCATCTAAATTAATTGTTTGATAAGGAAATTGTCCTTTGTTATTAAATTCTTTACCATTTAAAGTAACTAACTTTCTACATTGACCGAGTGCTTTTGATATTAAAGTTTTACCTGTTCTACCACTTGGATTATCATTTAGCGTTTCATCATAAAAAACAATTGCTAAACCTTCATCTTGTTTCTT